GATGCACTGCATTGCGTAGCTCCAGCCACACTATAAGTCAGGGTAGTATTCTTTTACCCAGTCCTTCTCAAGATTGTTAAATCGTTCTGCGTTTCGATCAAAAGACAAACACTCGAAAGGAATGTTCTTATCGTTCTCGCCTTTAATCCAGTATACGTACCTAGCTAGAATATCTCCTACTAAGCGGAAGTTCTGCTCTCCATCTACAAACTGATAGCTTACCAGTCGATCTTTTTGTGCAGAACCTTTTGAATCATTAAAATTAAGTGCCATATTAGTGTATCTCCGTTGTTTTTGGGCTTCCTTCGTACAGAAAGTGAACATCGTCACCGTCTATAGAAAGTAGACTATTGTTGTCTATGTATTGTAAAATTTCATCTGGTGTATGTAAAACATCTAAAGTGATCTTCTCATACGCGTGGTAATCGGCCAGAGGCCGTAGTGCTGCCATTGCTACATACACAGCTACATCTCTATAACTATGTTTATAGCCATTATAGAGCAGCAATTCTGGGTGTACCAGAAAAGACTGCCCTTTAAAGTTTAGTTGTGAATATTGATATATAGGATCGTATTTGTTCCTTGGAATTTTGTTTTCGAGCATTACTTTTAAGACTCGGGTGATTTCCACCGGATCGCCTTGCGTTGTAATGAATATTTTTTTCCAATCGTAAAGTAACATATATTATACTAAAAAATGAGGTTAATGTCAAGAACTATTTTTTATAGCTGTCTTATGTGGTAGCCTTCCTTCATGTAGTATCCTATTCTGTTGGAAGCTTGGCGCTCTGCTGTGTTTCCCTTTAGGTGAATATCTACAATTTTGGGGTCTCTTTTTCCTTCTTCGAGTCTGATGACTCGACCGATAAGTTGTGTGAGTAAAGGCTCGTTGTTAATAGGAGTACCAAGTATGAGGCAACTAAGCGAATTAACTGATATGCCTTCACTGAATATCGACTGAGTGCCGAATAACACTTTTTTCTTTCCGTACAAGATTTCATCTATTAGTTCCCTCCTTTCCTCATGGGGTACCTCACCCGTAACACAAACTGCTTTTTCACCAACCAATTCGGCGCAGGATTGTAAAAAATGTACTCGATCGCTTACTACCAGGACTTTATGTCCCGCCTCGGCATAAGAAGCTGCTAGTATTGATACGAGTTCTCTATATTGCTGGTTATTTCCTAGGGCCGTTACTTTATTTGCCCAAGGTGTACGAGTTCCATCAGGAAAACGAATATCTGTTCGCACAATATCAATACTGGGAACCATATAGTTTTCTTTTGGTGGCTTAAACACCTTGTTTCCAAAGTAATCCCTAAATACAACATGCTTTCCATCCTTTCTTTCTATAGTGCCAGACAAACCAATCTTATATCTTGCATAGTTTGTGTCCAAAATTCTGGAAAAGGTTGGGCTAGATACGTGGTGCATCTCATCTAGCATAATAGTACCGAATTCTTTAGCAATATTAGGCACTCGCCGGTATAAACTCTGAATATTCCCTATAACAATAGGAGGTTCTATGTTAAACTGGCCGCTGCCTATGATTCCAGGCTCAAATCCGTATACTTTTCTTACTTCTTCTACCCATTGAGTCCTTAGAGCCGTAGTATGGACTACTACAAGTGTTTTTTGCCCTAATTTCCCCGCTATGGCCAACCCCGTAAAGGTTTTACCCCAAGAAGTCCATGCATTGATAATAGAATTATCTTCTAACTCATCATACACCTTCTTCTGAGACTCCCTAAGCTCGAATTTAAACTCAGGAAGCTCTACGGGCTTGACTATTCGCCTATCGACTATTTCATAGCCTTCAGGAATTAAATCTACCCTTCCTACTGGTATAGTTACTAGGTCAGAGCGTACTCTAGCCATGTTTTTTATAATAATAGGAGGATCTTGTGGATTAGGGGCAGGAACTTTGTATGTAAGCTCTTTAGACAAGAATTCTTTGTATTCTTGTGTTACCTCTAGGTAGATTTTATTGCTTATTACAGCTTTCATTCACATTCCTAAATCTTCTTTAGCCATTATATACTGTTTTACGAAACCGCTTCGTACAATATCATTAACGGTGAAGTCAATCATATCGAACTCGTCCATCTGACTAAGGATTCGCATAAACTCGGGTAGTCCTGACTTTTCTCTACTTTTCTCTGAGAAGTCAGTTTGTTTAAAGTCTCCACAAAATACAACTCTACACCCTTCACCAATTCTGGTAATGATAGAGTCTAATTCATGGAATGACATGTTCTGGCATTCGTCGATAATGATAGTAGCATTTCTAAGAGTAACCCCTCGAATAAAGGAAGTAGTCATAAAATGAACTGTACCTTCACGCTTTTTAATTTCATATGCATCTCCTCTTCCGAATAGCTCATTACAAATGTTCTTGTAAGGCTCTTCATATACAGCAGCTTTTTCTTTCTCACTGCCTGGGAGGAAACCCATATCTCTAGTAGACACCGAACTTCGTATAATCACTATCTGATTATATAGACCTTGGGAAATATCATCAAAGGCTAAATACAGAGAAATATAAGTTTTACCTGTACCAGCAACTCCATGCATTACTAAGTGTCTATCACTATGAAACGCTATCTGTTGGTTCTGGGTAAGCGGTTCTATCTTATTTAACACTAAGTTCTTATCTACTTGCCTATTTATCTTTGATCTAGCCATTTAAGTCCTTAAACTTTTCTACGTCTGTCTCTTTGGTATTCCTCAGAGTATTCGTAGAGCATCCACGGAAGATTCCGTAAGTGTAATAGCCCTGCCCACTTCATTTCTGCTGGTGGAGGGCGCGGCGTGGTGAAAGGTTGTTTAACACCCTGCAGCCACAGTAAACAAGCATGATCTTTGAGATCGACTTGTTTTATCTTTAAGTACTTTAAGGTACAGTACTTAGTCTTTTCGTATATAAATGGTCTTCCAGAAGAATCTATGTATATCCTAGTAGTCTGCTTTAAAAGACCTCTATGATTACTAACCATTTTATTCAATGGCATAAGATTCTCGTGTGGTGTCTGTAGCCTTCTAGCACCCAGAGTAAGTCCAGGCTGGTTTTTATCGTCTAATAGTTCACCGTCTAAAAACAAAAGCCCGTCTGCTCTATGCCAGTTACTAGAAGGAAGCTTGAATATCGGAAACTTTATCTGTGAAATCTGACGATAAGTTACTATCAATTGGCTCTCCATTAACCATAAGCGAGATGTTACTAGCCCCGTTATCTTTAAGAAAGTCTACGTACTCCCAAGGGTTTCCGTAGTTAATCTCTTCCGATCGCACGACGCCGTCTTTACTAGTCCAAGTAAGCAAGGGCTTGCTCTCCATATATTTTTTCGAATTTTCCATCTGAGTAATCTTCATGTGTAATTTCAAAGTCACACCCAATAGGGGTTCCTGGTATGCTCATACCTCTATCCATTTGTACATAGTATGCTAACTTCTCTTTGTACTCATCTACTTCTTCATCTGGCACTTCTGCCAGTATAGAGTCATGTACTAATGCAAATATACGAGACTTCATATTATGGGCTTTGATATGTTGGTGCATATCAATTGCACCTAATAAGTTAATATCACTAGCAGTAGACTGCACCAAAAAGTTAAGACCAGACCTAATGCTATGAGACTTGATGCCTTTATCTTCGGAATTGACATTGGGTAATCTTCTCTTACGTCCAAAAAAACTGTAGTCAAACCCATTTTGCTCAATAAACTTGTGCCTTTGATCAATCCAATCTTTCAGCGTTGGAAACGCTTTGAAGTAATCACTAATGGTTTCTACAGCATCTTGCATGGAAAAATATTTTCCGGTTTCTTTAGTTACTCCCTCAGAGAGAGCTACAGGGCCTTGTCCATACAAGATACCAAAACTTACTGCCTTGGCGGCCTGTCGTTTGTCTGGGTATATATTTTTTACTTCTGAGACTTCGCAAGGCAAACCAAATACCCTATGGCATACCGTACTGTGGAAGTCTCCACCAGATTTAAACACTTCCATTAGTGCTTTATCTTGCGACAAAACTGCTGCAACATACATCTCTGCTGTAGTTAAGTCCATTGCGACAATCTTATGGCCCGGGGCAGCTTTAATACAGCCCTTTACTGCTGGATTGTCGCGAGGTAACTGCTGCATATTTAGCTTTCCACTAGATGATAAACGACCACTAGTAGTGCTATGCAAGTTAAAACCAGTGCGAAGTCGGCGATCACCATCCAGTTGGGGGATGATTTTATCCAAGTACGTATTCTTGATTTTACTTTTTTGTCTAATATTGAGAATAAGTTCTGGAACATCCGACTGCCCCGCCAATTCTTTAAGTACTTCTGCATCTGTAGAGTCTGCTCCTGTGCCAGTTTTCTTGCCCGTGGGATTAAGACCTAAGAAGTCAAATAGTAACTTACGTAATTGAAGGGTACTATTTGGATTGAACTCCTTGCCTTGAATTTCCTCAAATTTAGATACTTTAGGGTTTTGGTATAGCTTAGAGATAGCAGCATCAATATCATCCTGCATAATCTGTTGTGCTACATATAACCTATCCTTATCGAACGGTACACCATTATCCTGCACATCAATAAGAAACCTAGTACCTGGGATTAGCAACTCGTTATACACCCGCTCCAGCTTTTTATTCTGTTTAATTTTTACAAACTTCTCAAACAGAGTAAATGTAGCTAGTGCATCCATTGCTGCATACGTTTTCATAACATCAAATGGAATAGATCCCCACTGAAAGTCTTTCTTTAGAACTCCTGTTTCTTTGCGATAGTTGTCCATCCACTCATACATTGGCTTCTCATAGTCGCCCCAAGGGGTGTACTTTAGAGTTAGCTGTTTCAGTCCATGAGTTCCAGGGTTCTCATCAATTAAGTAATGAAGT